AATATTTTCCGTTATAATTATAAAAATTAATTTTATTTTATTCAAAGATTGTGACTGCATATAACTATAAAATATATCCAATAATTCGCTATGTATTTTATGAAAATATTTGCATAATATTATACCATGTGTATTTACACGTGTAGATACAACATCGTTTATCTGATTATAAATATCATTCCATAAGATTTTGGAATTACACCCCAATAAAGACATATCAACTTCAAAATGAATATCGCTCATTTTTATTATAAAATTATCTTTGTTTGAAGTTACAGTAAGACGTTTTTCATATTTTAATTCACTATTACTATATCTTTTTATACATGATAATGCTTGCGTATATTTACCTACACCTTTTGGGCCATAAAAAATAATATTTTTTAAATTTTCCACTTTTGAAGGGAAAGACTCATATAATTTATTCATTTTTGGATGTAGTGAACACCTTTTATTAGAAAAAATATAGTCATCAAAATGTGTTTCTAAAAATTTCATCATTTTTGTGGTATGCTTTTATGTAATATTATATAATATTATGTAATCCTAATTTTATTTTACATTTTAGATTTAAATTGTATTTTGTTTTAAATGTATTTTGTTGAATACAATTATACAATACAATACAATACAATTCGTAAGAAATACTTAAATATATAATGATAATTACAGTAGATTAGAATATAATTAATATTCATAAAATATTATAATGAAGCTTATTGATACAAAACCCGAAGATTTCAATTCAAATTATATATTTTTCAACGAACCTATTCAAAATACAATCATAAACGAAAGTCGGTTTATAAGAATATTGTATTCAACGCCTAATATTATTTTCAATGGGATAAATATTTTATTATCAATAAATATAGACAGTGTAGATAAACAATATAATAAAAATATTATTTATTATAATATCGAAAAAAATACAGAGACGATCAATTTTATAAAAAATATAGAGCAAACAATATTAAAAAAATATGGTTCAAATAAATTACCTGCACATAATTTATCATCTCAGGTTGATACAGGAGTATTAAAATTATTTTCAGATTCTTATGAAAAGAAAAAAAATATAGACATAATTCTTAAAGTATCTGGTTTATGGGAAGATGTATCATCATATGGAATAACATATAAATTTTTTTCTATAATTTAACATTTGTTGATACGATTACGTAACATTATAAAAGTATAACAATATTTAACAATATAATAAGTAATAATACGTTATTTATTATATATGAAAGTAATAAATGAAAAATTTATTAATAACAGGTGGTTGCGGATTTATAGGTTCTAATTATATAAATTATATTTTTAATAAATATGATGATTACAATATTATAAATATAGATGCCATGTATTACTGTGCATCAGAAAATAATATAAACGAAGAGGTTAGAATTTCAGAAAGATATAAATTAATTAAGGGGAATTTGTGTTCATATGATTTAGTTTATCATATTGTAAATGACTATAAAATAGATTATATTATACATTTTGCAGCACAAAGTCATGTTCAAAATTCGTTTGAAGATGCACTTCAATATACAAAAGATAATATTGTAGGAACGCACAATTTGTTAGAAGTTGTAAGAAAATATGGAAAAATTATAAAGTTTATACATGTTTCAACAGATGAAGTGTATGGAGAATCGATGATAGAACAAAATGAAAATAAAAAAACAGAAGAAAGTATATTATGTCCTACAAATCCATATGCTGCAACAAAAGCAAGTGCTGAATTAATTGCACAATCTTATTATTATTCATTTAATATTCCTATTATTATAACAAGAGGTAATAATGTATATGGTCCCAATCAATATCCTGAAAAAATAATACCAAAATTTATAAAACTTCTAAGGGAAAATAATAAGGTAACAATACAAGGAGATGGATCAAATGTTAGGGCATTTATTCATGTTGATGATGTAGTAAAGGCATTTGATATTATATTGGATAAAGGTATTATTGGTGAAATATATAATATTGGCTCAGATGATAATGAGGAATATACTGTAAAAAATGTTGCTGAAATATTAATTAAAAAAATTAAAAATACTGAAAATTATGGGGATCATATAGAATATATTACAGATCGCCCATTTAATGATAAGCGCTACTATATAAGCAATCAAAAAATTAAAAATCTTGGATGGAACATAAATGAAAATTTTGATGAAGGTATCGATCGGTTAGTCAAATGTTATAATGATAAATAAATGATAAATAAATGATAAATAAATGATAAATAAATGATAAATAATTAAGTTAGACAAAATACAAATTAAAAACATAATATTAATTATCATATAAACGTATATAAATTTTCAAAATAAATGAAAGTGTTACTATATGGTAAAAATGGATGGATTGGGCAAAAGGTATATGAATTATTGTTAGAAGGAGGACACAATGTTGTGGTGGGTAATGTAAGAGCAGAAGATTTTGGTGATCTTGAAGAAGAAATCAAACGTGTGCAACCTACAAATATAATTTCGACAATTGGGAGAACACATGGAACAATCGACGGTGTAAATTATACTACGATAGACTATTTGGAACAAAAAGGAAAGTTACGAGAAAACGTAAGAGATAATTTATTTTCTCCTACAATTCTTGCTATAATTTCAAATAAATATGGAATACATTATGCATATTTGGGAACAGGGTGTATATTCACATATGATGATGAACATCCTTATGAAGAAGAACTAAACGGATTTACAGAATGTTCAAAGCCTAATTTCTTTGGTTCATCCTATTCTATAGTAAAAGGGTATACGGATATGATAATGAAAATGTTCAACAATGTGTTAAATATTAGAATAAGAATGCCAATAACGGATGAGATACATTCACGAAATTTCATAACTAAAATTACTACATATAGTAAGATATGCTCAATACATAATTCGATGACAGTTCTTCCCGAATTATTGCCGATTATGATTGATATGTGTGATAAAAAAATATCAGGAACTGTTAATTTGACAAATCCTGGTTTAATAAATCACAATGATATATTAGAAATGTATAAAGAAATAGTTGACAGCGACTTTACGTGGGATAATTTTAATATAGAGGAACAAAGACAAATATTGGCGAGTGAGCGTTCTAATAATTTTCTAGATACATCGAAATTAGAGTCAATGTATAACGTAAAAAATATTAAGGTTTCTATTAGAGATGTTTTGTATAGAATGAAAGAGAACAAAGATAACCAATACACACAAGAGAAGCAATAGAAGCGTGAGATTGGAGTTAATTCACAAATTATTAATAATCATAATAGAATACTAATAATTTACAACCTTGAATATTTCAATATGAATATTTCAATATGAATATTTCAATATGAATATTTCAATATGAATATTTCAATGTGAAAAATTTAAAAACAAGTTGAAAAGAGACGTAAAATAACTTCCATAATACCTACAGTTAATATATTAAGAACAAATAATACAATACTTAAGTATAAAGTTCCTATAGATGGTTTGCTTAAAGCTCCTACAGTAGTGCTTATACAATTCAGATTTCCGTGTAAGTAACTAAATATAAGAACGAGTTGAAAGAAAATAAGTATACTAGAATAATTAGAAAATTTATAGTATTCAGGATCTACTTGGTATGTATTAATCATATCTGAAAACGATATTGACTGACGAATAATAACAAATAATATAAGAAACAAAGCAAATATTTGAAAAAAACTTGGATATAAACTTGTGCTGCAAAAAGAACCCTGAACTTTAAAATAATAAGAAATTACAGCCATTAGCAAACCAAACATAGCAACGCATGTAAAAATATATCCAACTAATGTTGCAAATGCTGGGCCTTGTTCATCACCTATACTAAGTGACGTAAATACAATTTTAATAACTATTCCTACAAATGCCAAAAGAATAGAAATATAAATTAAATAATATATTGTCTTAAATCTATAATTAACTTTATCAATTGGTGCAAAATTTGCCATCGGATTACTATTTGACGTCATGGTTAATTTAATGGCTTGCATTCTATATTTTTTATAATTTATATATTAAAGTATACTATAATTTATATTATTATTTTTTTTTAATGTAACTATTGATAATTATAAATATTATATGTTAAAAATGTAAAATATATATGTTATATATAATATAACATTTAATAGTTACAGTAACAAAAAAAAATAATGAACGGATTTCAAAATAGAGATATTTATACTGAACATCCACTAATTGCACGTGAACAAACATTCGCTTTAGATAGAAAACTTTTAACGATTCATTCAGAAGATAGAGATGTATGTGCGTGGCCGAATCCTGCATATTTCGAAATCACATTACCACGTCCTATGACAAATGTGCAATCGATGAGATTAATAGAGACAAACTTCCCATCAATTAACAATGTATTTTCAACGATAAAACAGAATACAAAAATATCATTCTGTGTAACAATAGCTGGAACACAATATAATGATATAACGATTCACATTCAATCCGGGTTATTTTCTCCTCTTCAACTATCAAATGAAATAACAAATGAAATGAATAAAGCCGTTTCCAAGTTTATTCCAAATTATTTAAACTTTACAGTAGTATACAATGAAGTTAATCAAAAATTATGGTTTGGAAATAAAACTGATCCATTTATATTACTATGCGATAAGATAGAAACATATAGTGATCCTAGCAATAGTATGTCTACGAACTGTAGAGTTCTACCTCCAAATGAAATAGAATATTGTAAAAATACAAAATGGGGACTTCCTTATTTTTTAGGATTTAATAAAGAACAATATGTAGCAACACAAACGCCTACCGGAATAGCACTTAATTATGAGTATAGAAATGCTATATACGACCCTTTTTATAATTGGTTACCTGCTGGTGGTTATTATATAACAGCTCCAAATGTTGTAAATATTTTAGGGGAAACGGTTTTTTATATGGACATGTTTGAATATAATCAAATGGATGAACTTTTGGCATACCCACGACGAACAAATTCTACTACAAATAATAGTTATGGTGGAAAAGTAAATTCAGCATTTGCAAAAATACCATTTTTAGGCCTACCTGTTTCACAGTTTTTTGATTCTAGAAACTCACTTCTTCAAAACATGTCGCATTTTAATCCACCACTTGAAAGAGTATCAAAACTAAAATTTAGATTTCGTTATCATAATGGGGGGTTAGTTGATTTTAGTAATAATGATTTTAGTTTTACAATGCAATTTGACTGCTTTAGGGATGAAATCGCTCGCGACTTGAAGCTAAGAGTTCCAGCACAGTATCAAATGTAATTATAACACATATAAAACAATAACACATATAAAACAATAACACATATACACAAAATATTTAAAAATACACTACATAATGTATTTTTAAATGAAGGAATGTTTTTAACCATATAGTTATGCCTGTGCTTGTGACTGTGCTTGTGTCTGTGCCTCATTCGATACAGTATTATGTTTTTGTTTTTTTGTTCTCTTACCTGAACCAGTGTGCTTAGCGCGTTTTGTTTTTTTACGTTTTTTCGGTTCTTTACCACCCCTTATATTTTTTTCATATTCTGGATTAGGACCACCTGTTGCAAGGTAATCAGTATAATTGTTTGGATTAACTGGTGTTGCCGCTGCCGCAACTGCTAAATCTTTATTAGGCATAACTGCGTCTGGGCGAGGTAATGGAGACTCTGATGATACATTAGAAACTTCTTGTTTTTTTTCAGGTTCTGGATTTTGTTTTTCAGGTTCCGCAGCAAGTTCTGGATTTTGTTTTTCAGGTTCTGCCTTTTTATTTCCAAAAATATTTAAATTAGCTAAAAATCCTTTATCATCATTAGTAGATGTTTTAGATTCTGAAGGAGATGCTGGAGATGCAGCAGGTTCGAGAGATACAGAATTCGTATTTTTTTCTTTTTCTACAACAGGGGAAGAAGTTTTTTCAGGATTATCACTATCACTATCACTGCCACTACCATCAGGTTCAGGAATATCTTTAAGTTGTTCTTTTAATGTTTTCATTTTATTTGCCGTTTCAGATAAATCAATAATACCATTCATAAGTTGTTCACCCAATTTAGATATTTCACTTTCAATATTTTTATATTTTACATTTTTTTCTCGTTCTTTGAAAAACCCAAAAAATCCAACCATATTATATGTTATATGTTATATGTTATATATATTATATATATATTGTAGTATAAAATATTAACATAATAAAAATTTATATTTACTAATACATTATTATATATCAAAATTCTATTTTATATGTTTTTTTTATCCAATCTGTTATACTATTTAAAGAGCATGTCTTATAATCTTCGCTAAATCCCTTAATTTTCAAAAATGTAGGATTTTTCATTTCGGGTGTTTTATAAAATATATAATCGCCATATTTACCATTACGAATACTTACTACATCTGTTATTTTTCTAACCATTCCCTTTATTGCAAGATGCATGACATCATCGCCTGAACCACTCGCGCCACTCGCGCCACTATTACTATTATTATCGCCTGTTTCGCCACCATGAAGACTATATTCATTACTTATTTTAGACATTTCTATAATCTTAACAACCTCGTGATATGTAATACTACTTGGATTTTTGGTTTTTGGAAATAAACCAGATAAAGACTTCTTTTGTTCACCCCATACGATATACAATCCATATTTCCCACGTTTTAATATAATTTCATTTCCATCATAGATACCTAGCTTTATACCCCCCATATCAATATTCCCCTTTTCATCGATTATATCTTTCAAGGAATACTCTCCACGTTTTAATTTTGCTATATCTATGTTTTGTTTAACGCTTTTATATTCAATCTTCTTTTTACCACCTTCATCAATTGTTGTATGTTTTATAACCGGCCCCTTACTTCCTATCATATATACATGAGTTTCGTCAATCGCAACTGTATCTTTCTGTATATTTTTATCTTTTAAAATAGTTGTCAATCGTTGCACATTTTCTAAACAAAACATACACGTATCGGTATATAGAATTTCACCTTTCGCAATCTTATCTAAATCATCCTCCATTTTTTTCGTAAAATTATATTCAAATAATGCATTAAAATGCTCTGCGAGAAATTCCATTACGATACTTCCAAGTGGCTGAACAATTAATTTATTCTTTTCATTTCCAAATTCACGCTCCGTCGGTATTTCCTGTAATTCGTCCGGCAATAATTCAAAATCTGTGCATTTTACTTTTTTACCACATACGTCCTGTTTTGATACATACCCTCTCTTTTGTATTTTGTCTATAAGAGACGAAAATGTAGATGGACGCCCAATCCCTCGTTCTTCTAATATTTTTATAAGTCCCGCTTCTGTATAATGCGACTTCAATTCATTCATGGTAACCGTTGATTTAATTTTATGATAAGGAATAATACAATTCTTTTTAATATTTTGCAAATAATTATAATTAGGGTTTTCTTTTTCATACCCATCCACAATCTTCCATCCCGGAAATTCAATTAGTTCGGCTATATATTTATATTCGTTGCCTAATGGAGCTGTCAAGCATGCAGTCACTGTAACACCGGTTGCATGTGACATACAGCTTTCAATAGCATTTGTCCATATAAGCTTATATAATTTTTGCTCGCGTGCTGTGAATGTATCCGGAATTTTTAAAGTGGAAATATTTGTCGGGCGAATTGCTTCGTGAGCTTCTTGTGCTTTAATGCCTTTATCGTCAGAAATCTTACCCGTTTTAGATTTGACTTTATTCGACTTAGACGCATCACTCGCTCCAGCTTCGCCCCCCGAACTAAACCCTAATGCAAGACATTGTATATTAGTATTTATATATTTATCGCTCCATTTTTCAGATATATATCTTTTCGCATTTTCAATAAATTCAGGACTATATGTTTTCGAATCTGTTCTCATATATGTAATAAATGAACTTTCATATAATTTTTGGCAAATCGACATTGTCTCAGATGGCGAATAATTATATTCACTACTAGCTTTCTGTTGTAATGCGCTAGTAGTAAATGGAGATGGAGGGGCTTTTGATGTTTTTTTAGGCGTTGATAAAGTATATACATGATCATGATTTACGCTTTCTTCTAAAAATGCCTCCATATCTTTTGGTAAGTCATACTGTCGATTCAATGTAAACTGTAAATTAAGTTTGGTAAAATATCCGACTGTGTTGTATACCATTTTACCTGGTGAAGCATCGATATCTTTTTGATTATCATAAACTAATCTAAGTGCAGGTGTTTGACAGCGTCCTGCAGATAAACTATTTTTAACACTTGATGCAATATGTGTCCAAAGCTGCGGAGAAATATGATATCCTACCAATAAATCCAATATTTGACGAGCGAATTGTGCATATACTAAATTCATATTTAAAGTGCCGGGTGTATTTACAGCACGTTCGATTGCAGTTTTTGTAATTTCATGGAAAATAATTCGTCGCGTTGTTGTAACTGGCAATTTAAACATGTCGCAAATATGCCACCCAATCGCCTCGCCCTCGCGATCATCATCTGTGGCAATTATAACATTTCCCATACATGATTCTATTTCATTTTTAATACGTGCAATTTGCTTTGATTTTTCCTCCATACATGAAAATTTAAGTTTAAAATTTTCCGTATTAATTGATTTAAGACCATCTAATGTGCGAAAATGCCCGAAAGTAGCTATACATTTATATCCTGAGCCAAGATATGATTCTATCTTGCTACATTTTGCGGGAGATTCTACAATCACAAGGGTTGTAGTCACAGAAGACGAAACTGCTTTTGATTGTTTAGACATTTGTTAGTGTGTTGTATGTCGTTATGGTGGTATATGTTATGAGATCTATGTTATGATAAATATGTTATATGGTATAGTGTTGAATGTTTATATGTTTATAGTTATAATTATATTTATAATATAAGTTATTTCAATTTTGGGTATCAGAAATATGTTTTGTTTTGAATTCTGTCCATGAAATCTTTTTAACAGCTGGTGGTTTTGAATGTTCTTTATTTCCTGCTCCATGTGTATGTTCGTGTGATTTGTTGATATTGTCTGCTTTTTTAATAGCGCTATCTATATAAATACTTTTCAATAACTTACCGACTTCGTAGGAACCGGTATGTTGATCGAGTTTTCCATCTTCGATTTGCTTAAGAATATGAATCAACTGAAAAAGAATATTTAAATCAATCTCGTCTTTTTTTACTTTATTAAAAATATCAGTATAATTATTAAACAAAAAAGGGCACCTAGATACACAAATATTATCAAATTGGGTGGGATTACTTTTAGCCAATCTTTGATATTCTTTCTTAAGCTTAAGGAGTGTTATAATATCATCACCAAGAGGTTTACTATGTTTTAATTCTCGAATATTATTCGTATTATCAGCGACATCGTTTGCACGAATCAGTTTATCTAATTGAAGACGCTCTTGAGGATTCATTGTTATATTTTATAATATATTTTTAAAAATATGTTTAAATTATAACGAATGTAATTATAATATTTATAATAATTGTAATAAATATAAATTGTAATTTACAATAAAATAATATTTTTTTAAATGAATTATATATAGAAAAATGTCAGTTCAATCTTCATTGCCAACTTCAACTACTGCTCCCGCATTAGGTTTACCACCTATGCCAGTGGTAGCAAGTGGTGACGATATTTATAATGCTAGAATGGATGCAACTAAAGCATTAATGCAGGCGGGAAATGGGAGTTTAAAAGGTGGAAGTAGTAGTAAATATAAAAAATATAAGACAAACAGACATTTTAAATTGCGAAATAATGTAACAAAAGTAATGAAAGGTTGTAGTAATAAAAAAACAGCAAAACAGGGTAGAAAATTTAGAGGAGGTGCTGGCGGGATTTCACCATCTCCAAATCAAATAGAAGTTCCTATACCTGGTGGTTCATCTTCAACACAAACAGATACATTGGCTGGTTTATCGGGTGGATTATTAAAGTTACAACAACAAGCATTAAATAAACCCCCCCCATCTCCTCCTCTTGTAAAAACAATGTTTTCTGTAGGAGGAGGAAGAGGTAAAAGAAGACATAGAAAGACAAATAAGAAGACAAATAAAAAATATAGAAGATTAAGATATAAAAAAAGTATTGGACGCAAGGGACGAAGTAGACGACATAGACATTCTAGATATCAATAACAATATCAATAACAATATCAATAACAATGTCATGGTATTTTGAATATTATACATTTATTGAATTACAATTGTATCGTATTGTATTCTTAATATAACATTAAAATATAACATTAAAATATATTATTATTATATTTTAATATGAAGACTAGCGATTTATTAAATGCGATATTTATTATAGTGGTATTTATAGGTTTATATATTGCAAATATTTTAGCAATTGGAAAAAAGAATATTGAAAAGAATTGGCCAATTTATAGATGTAGTCCTTTAGTGATGCCATTTGCTAATATGTTTGGACACGATGTTATGAAAAATTTTACATATTGTATTCAAACAATGCAGACTGATTTTATGGGGCCGTTGTTAGCACCTTCAAATTATTCAAATTTAGTTGTATCAAAGAGTATAGAACAAACTACAAAAACCAACGAAAATACAATGGGTATGTTTTCTTTTATGCGTGATACAGTATTGAATAATTTAATAACATTGTATAATGTTTTGGGTAATATGGGAATAACATTACAATATATGGTGCAAAAATTAAAATCTATGATGCATAAAATGTCCGGTGTATATAAAGCAACATACTCGACAATGCAAACCTCTGCTATTGCTGCAGAATCGACATGGAAAGCATTACCAGGACAGTTATTAAGAGCGTTACCTAATTAATAATAGTAACACAGTAAATATTGAATAAAAATGAATAAAATTTTAGAATAAAATTATTTTCATTTACAATATGCATAATAATGAATTATTATAGGTTATGTATATAGTAATACTATAATACTAATTTATATATTTAGTATATATGAATCCTACTAGTAATATTACTAATATTGAAACACCAATTATATCAGTAATACCAAACATATTTAAAAAAGTAAATGAAATATACAGACAAAAAACATATTTAGAGAGATACGGCGGTTCTGTAATATTTGCAATTTTTGCAATATTAGTTGTAATATTTTTTTTCATATATTTAAATATTCAAAATAATAAAGAAATAGTTAAAAAAGATTGGGCTACTAATAAATGCAATCCACTGTATATGCCATTTGCAGGATTAATTATGGATCCGAAAGACATGAGCATGTCTGAATATACAATAAAGAATTTTTCACAATGTTCTGAAACAATATTAAAAGATATTTTACAAGTAGCGCTTGCACCTATTGAAGCAGCATCTATATTGATAGCTGCAAGTATATCTATTTTAACAGGTATTACAACAAGTTTAATGGGAGCAATATCAAATTTTAGATTAAATTTTAAAACGG